GCAACCCAAGGCTCTCATTGGTGGCAGGGTCATGGTCAAAGCGTGGTGCGTAGTAGGCAGAGGCTGTCGTTGGGTAGTAGGTTTCTAAGCCTGTGGCAACGTCTGTGCGCTCTTGCATTTCTTTGTCTGAGCGATACAAGTGGGCGCCCCAGATGTAAATGCCAGATGTGCCGTCTCCTGTATAAGACGCATAGCTAGTGCTGTTCAAGATGTAGATATCAACGAAAGAACCGCTTGAAACAGAAATTGAGCATCTGTACCAACCATCTCCAACATCAGTCATTGAATTACTATCTGAATCAGAAATCCCTCCAACCGAAAAAGAAGATCCAGATGTCAGGTTAAATCCATAACCTTTGCCTGATCCAAATAACAAAATTTTATCTTTTTCATCTGCTTTTGCAAAAACTGAATAGGTTGATCCTGTGTGAGATACACTTGCTCGTATTGCAAAAGAATTGGTAGTAGCGACATCAGTAGTTAGTTTATCAGCGGTCAAAGTGCCGTCTGGAGCCACACTGTCATTAGCGGTTACTGTGGTGTCAAACTTTTGCCAAGCCGCATTATCAAACTCCTGACTATACTGAAGCAGATTATGCCCCGCCCACTTCAGCGTACCGTCTGAGTCCACCACTGTGGCGTTGGAGCCTCTGGAGAAATCGACTCGACTGTCTAACGCCAAATCCTCTGCAAACCGTAGGTCAAGCTGTGGACGTATTCCCTGTGCAGATTGATTAGTCTTTAGTTTATTCAGAGGATTGAACGAATACATTAGAACATCTCCGTTACGTACAACGTACCGTCAGCCGTAGAACGGATAACAGACACATTATCGCCTTCAAAGACGTGGATATACTCAACAGTGCCTGCAGGAAGGTAGATATCCGATGTTGTTGCTGTAGAACCTACAACATAAAAACAATCAATATCTGTTGCCAATCTGACAACACGACAGCCTGTAGATGCACCTGAAGAGGTAGTGTTAGACGTTGAACGAATGTTCACGGTTTGGGTAGTACCCGGACGCAGTACCTGAATTGGTTTTGCGTTTTTATCAATTGCTAGTTTAGACATGGTTTTCTCCGTAGGTGTAAAAGAGGAAAACTGTAAAGAGGAAAGCCCCCGAAGGGGCTAACCAGTGCGGTTTATGCAGGGAATGCAACAACCACTGCAGACTCAGGACGTAATACCTTCACACCATAAAGTGTGTCAGCAGTGAACAGATCAGCAAGATACTGTTGCATGTACTGAGTTTGTGAGCGAACACCCATTTGCTCAACAAAGACCATTGCATCACGGTGTCCAAGGATCGCCGCTTTAGTGTCTGAAGCTGAGTTTGAGTTAGCCGCCGCAGTTTCAATAACAGGGGCGTTAGTTGAAACGTAGATGTCTACACCATACAGTGTACCCACTTGTCCGTTTGTTACAGGCTGTCCAGATACAAAATCTGAAGAGACATAACGCTCAATGCCACGGATCTCTTGGATTACTGATGGAGGAACAACGAAGAAACGCTGATCCATTGGTGTATCGTTGTCATCCAACTGCTTGATAGCGGCACGGAAGCCTGCATCAGTAAACACGTCAGCAGGAACAACAGTGTCAAGTGCATAAGCACTGAGGCCGTTGTCAGCATCCATGTAGTATGAGTTGGAGTGAATCCAGTCAGTACCAGTTCCTGCGTCATCCCCAAGGAATTTACCAAGAGCAAACAGGTCTGTATCAACACGTGTTGCCAAGGCATAGCCTGCATCAGAGGTGTAGAACTGACGGAGTGAAGACAACGCCTGAACGTCAGTAATGTCTTCGATCAAACGTGAGTATTCGTAGTGTTGGTTGATAGCAACTTGCACTTCTGACTCAGTGTTTGTAATCAAAGTCACCTGATTTTCAGATGTCTTCGCAGTAGCGTTGCCACGCTCAGGCTTAGGGATATGAATTGTATCGCCTTTCTTGCCTGTCATTGGCATACGGTTTACAAGGTTTGCAAGTACGAGGTTTTTCTCGTAAGATGCGATAATTTCGTCAGACCAAATCTCTGGGATAAAGGTTGCCGCAGTAGTATTGGTGACGGAATTGGTGGGAGAAAATTCACCAGCCATTTTTAAGCTCCTTAATGCTTAGGTTATTTAACACGACCTTCAGCGTATGCTTGCATAATTTCATTTGAAAGTTGCTGATAACGCTTAGGGTTTTTCTGCATGAGTTCAATAATGTCGGCACGACGATAAATCTTCCGAGAAGGAGCTTCACCAGATCCTCGACCACTGCCCGTTGATGCGGCTTTTGCTTGGCGTTGTCTGTCAACTTTTTGAAGTGTCTCAGTGGTTGATACTGCTTGTTTACGCTCTTTCCAGAGACTAAACAATTCATCAGCACTATCAAAATCAAAATGTTGATCAGCCCTAATGTAAAGTTCTGTACGGACTTTTGAAGATTTAATCCATTCTGCAAAGGCTTCGTCTTGGACGATTTCTTTAAAGTCTGGATGTTTATCTTGCAATTGCCCAAGAATGGAGGCTTGCTTTGCTTGCCTTGTATATTCTTCAGCTTCTTTAATTTTAGGGTGCCGTTCAATTGCTCGCTGAACAGCGGCTTCAGGATCATAAAAGAAGTCAATCTCTTCTTCTTCCTGTTGTGCCTGTGGGCTTTGCTTTTGTGTATCGAGTTGAGTCTTAACAAAGTCATCAACAATCTTACGAAGTTCACCGACTTCAGAGCTTTGGCGGCCTAAAAGCTTTTCAGCTTCTTGGTGCATCCGCACAACATCTTTGATGTCTTTACCTTGATACTTGTCAGGGATTGAGTCTTCTTCGACCTCCTGAACAGTTTCCTCAACAGGCTGTTCAAGTTGTTCAGTATCTTCAGTATTTTCTAATGATTCGTAGTTTTCGTTTTCATCCTCTGTTGGACGCTCAATCAGTTTTGCCATATTGTACTCCGTGCTGTTAAAGCATTATGGAAGTGATTATTTACGTGCGGCTCTTTCATGATCTCTTGCCCACTTATCATCAGCATCGGGCCAGCCGGTGCCTTCAAATTTCGTAGAGATCGGAGAGATTATCCGCACTGCGGTATGTCCACACTCATAACAGGTGCGTAACTTATCATCTGAGTTACACCACTGTTCTTCAATGTGGTTACATTCTGTGCATTTGAAATCAAATCTTTTCAGCATTTTCAGCCTCCAAGATCATATCATATGCTTCTTTCAAAGACACTTCAAAGTTACTAAGTCTTTGAAGTATATTTCGTTCTCCCTTTACCAGATTCAATGAGGCTTCATCTTTTATATCCTCAATACGGTAAGCGGTTAAACTATCGTTTAGATCTGATATAAACTGTTTCCAACCTTGGTGTAAAAACAAGTCAAAATACAGTTCATAATACTTTTCATCTTCTTTGGTCAACACATTCTCCTTGATGGTGCGTTGTCTATATAGAATATATTAGCATATTTTATGCCAAAAGTCAAGATTATGTGTTTGTTTTTCTGGTTGTTGTTGGTTTAGCCTTTGCATTTTGCTCTAATTTGGTGATTCTTTTGTCTAAACCATCTAAGATTTTGTTAATTTCAACCAAGATTGCATTCAGTTCGGTTTGGCTAATCACAGATTATTTTCCCTCATTTGTTTATCAACAATTCGTTCATCAGATGCAATCGCTCGTTCCTTCAACAGTAATTCAGCAAGTTTGACTCTGCGTTCGAACTCTTTCTCATCTTGATCTCCGGGTTCAAGGTTTGTTGTTAGCACCTTCAACCGGTCTGTTTCATGATCGTAAGCAACAAATTGTGTTTCTGTTGAAACTTTACGTGCTCTTGCCATTGCTTCAGTTGATTGCGCCTGATATAGGTCTAACTGAGCTTGAATTTGAGCAAGCTGTATTTGTTGCTGTTGTTGTTCAGCCTGTGCCGCTTCAGGGTTTGGTTGATTAGCTTGACGAAGCCCTTGTATAATTTGCTCACGGTTTGACAAGTTCATGTTATCAACAATGGATTCAATCAATAGCGGATACATTGGTGAATCCGGTGACATTGTTTGAAGCAGTTGTACAAGCTGTGTGACTTCATACTCACGAGCAATAATGCCAAGAGAGCTTGATGCTGTAAACTTGTAGTCCTGTACAGGGTATAGCTCTGGATCAAACTGCATATACCGATATGCCGCTTTCTCAACAAAAGGTAACAAGAAAGCTTCTTGGAAGTTAATCAATGTACGCTTGTGGCGTTTGATGATTGCTCCCAACGACATACTGATACCGGCGGCAGTAGAGTCTCCGTTAATACTACCGGGGATTCCTGCCGCATCGATAGAACCTGTTGCCATCTGCACCATAGTTTGCAGGTCTTTAGCTTGGGTGAACGAGACCTGATCAAGCGCACCGAATTTAAACGGTTGGAGGATTTCTGAAGGATTACCGTTTGTAAGGATGGTCTTGCCGGGTCTAATTTCCATTTTTGCTCCACGAGGAAGGCGTGAAGCATCAACAGCAAGCATAGGATGTACAGTAAGCGCAAGTGCGTCAATTCGTGCTCTCAGTTCAGTGTCAAGTGCTTTTTGGGCGTTGTAACCTTTTTCACAGATGCCACGACCCCAGAAACGACCGGGAACAACATCCCAAGGAAATGCAACGACAGGTCTGTCCTGCATCATGTAGGGATTTTCTTCAATTTTAAGTAGCGTACCACCATTCGCCAACACAACAATTGCTTCAATGTATGACTTGTTTGGTACGTCCAGTTCTTCGATTTCTTCTTCAGACATCCCTTCAGAAATTGCATCAATATACAAATCAACTGGTACCAGACCATAATACTTCGTTAGACGTACTTTATCATCTGTGTACATCGTAATTTCTTTATCAGGTTCTAAATCCGTGTCAGTATACGATGTTTCAATACTGACATCTCTGTAGATACCAGCTTCAATCCCTTGTTCAACAAGATGCTTTGGTACAAACTCATCAATGGCAACACCTAATGCCTCGTCAATGTTTGTAGCAACTGGATCAATTAAAAAGTTTTGCGGTAAGATTGGACGGAGCTTAATCACATAACGATCTGTTTCTAACACGCCGTAAGCTTGCATAGCTCCATCTAAGACAGGCTGTGTCGCCGGTCTCATTTCTTTCTTTTCTTCCAGAATCAACTCACCGATACCGGTGCCAAAGATTGCTGAATTAAGAATACATTCCGCAACAGATTTACGTACCTGTGTCTTTTTAAAATCTTCGTCTAATTGATTCCGAAGCGATTGTACATCAACAGGGTTTTGATCACCGAGGTCATCTTTGATGTCAAACCACACCCCACGACCAAAGGTTGCTTCTTCAACTTCAGCAACAGCAGACTCAACAGCTTGTTGCAGTGCAGGGCTAATTAAACGTGAACGCTCACTATCACGCACCCGATCTGATGGGTTCCAAATTCCACGCCATAGTCTGTAATACTCATCAAACTTGCTTTCGTAGTTGGCTTCAAAGTGGTCACGCCATTGATCACATTTACTGATTACCCAGTTCTCTAAACCAGATAAAATTTCAGATCTGTTTTCATACTCCATAGATTAATACCCTGCGATTGGATCTAAAAATTCAAACTCATCTTCTTCAAAATCGACATAATAGCTAACTTTAGCTAACTGGTCGATGTATGATAAAGAGTCCACTAAGTCATCATGTACTAACGGGTTAGGAAACTGAAACAACTCATCTAAAAACTCCGTGTTCCATTCTCCTTCCGATAATGTAATTTTGCCATGTTCAAAACGACCTTGTAAAGCCCAAACAACACGATCAGTTTTTTTCTTATTACCGTGTGTCAACTCTTCAACTCTAAAGAATCTTTGGCCACTTTTCATTAAATCTGTGAGATACGGTAATACGGCATTTCGTAGTGCACCCTTTTCAATCCCAACAGCAATCGGTTCATATTCTCTGACAGCCTCAAATATCTTTCTGGCAGTCTTTTTAATATCCCAACGTCCGTAAATAATATCAGCAACCCACCAGCCATCAGGACTGGCCTTAACAATCGTAATCGCTGTTTTATCCAACTTTGCGTTTTTACCAGTTGCTTTACCAGCAACATCAGCAAAACCTGCAAGGTCAACAGCGATATAATAATCCCCATCTTTAGGTTCATCGTTGCTAAATTTAATCCAATCTTCTTTGAAGATCTCTGAGCCTAAAGCTTCAAAGCTCGCCATAAACTCCTGTCGGAATGCATAGCTCGACATTGACTTTTTAGCCATATCGATCTCTTCAGGATCGAGTAATGGATTATCATAACTGGTAAAGTGCCATGCTTGATATGTAGGATCTTCAGCAAGCTCACCGTACTTAAACAACTCATAAAAGTGGTTACGACCAAGCGGTGTCCCAATAAACATCGCAGATCCTTTCTGGTCAGCCAATGCAGGTCTTAGTACGGTTTCCCATACTGATGGCTTCATATCTGCATATTCATCGAGTACCAAGAACTTCAACGATACCCCTCGCATCGTCTCAGGTCTGTCAGCACCTTTTAAACTAATTGTAGCTCCGTTGATTAACTTAATTTGCATGTTGTTAACATGTGATGAAGTCACAACAGGGTTACCAAGTTCTAACAACGTATTCCACATAATATCACGGGCCTGACCTTGTGTCGGCGCTACGTAGAATACATGCCCTCGATCAGTCTGGAGAGCATTAATAATTAACATCCATGCCGCTAATCGGCTTTTACCAGTTCGTCGCCCAGCCGCTACAATCTTAAATCGAACATCACTGTCAAAAACTTCTTGTTGCCACGGTAACAGCTCTACTTTGAGTTCAGTCAAGCGTTCCGCATCCAGTTTTCTAACTCAACAGAGCGATTACCAACCTGATTGTACCAACGAGAATTTACCATCTCATTAGCGGCTTTATTCCAATTCCCTTCATTCACAGCGGTAACCATATTCTTAAACTTGCCTAATCGAGACCGTCCAAGATTAAAAGCCATATTGACTAACACTCGTTTTACTTGGTCTGGTAAAGAATCAAAGTTTAAAAACAAAGCTCTGCAGTCTGTTAAAGCTTCATCACAATCTTCTTTAAACCATTCCAACACTTGTTCCATCGAGACTTCATCACCGACAGCAAGCTCTTCAAACCCATACAGTGCATGACCTATACCAACAGTAGGGATTCCTTCAGTACATAAATACACTGTGGTTTTACAGCCCTCATGCTTGGTGAGGTCTTCTTTAATCTGTACAAACAAATCTTCAGTCATCTGATTCCACCGGCTCGATATCAATAATATCTTCATCATTCTGTACAGATGCTTTCGCTCCAACACCTGTAATTGTAATACTGACGCTATTCTTGCCCTGTGACATCTTATCCTTTTCAAAATAACTGACAGGCAACATCCGATCCATCAGCAACTTCCAAGCCGCCGCTTGATTCTTATGCTCATCATCCAACGCCGCATTAAATATTGCATCCATGACTTTAACAGACTTAGGAGATGCTAACATCCGAGCTTTATACTCATTAATGATAGCGGCATCACCGGGAGGACGACCTCTAACACCCCTGTTGCCTTCCTTTTTAGCAACAACTTCGCCCTTTTTCGGTCTACCTCGACCTCTTTTTTGCTGTTCAGTCATGGAACTATCTCGTTTTCTCCATAGGCTGTACAGTCTACCACAAAACCAGTGCAAAGTCAACTAATTTGGCACGAAAGTTGCACAGTGTGTTATAATATAACATTCTTTGTAGTATCAAAGGCTTGGTCGATAGTTCATTTTGTGACTAAATTAATCTTTTTAGTCACTTTTTAGAACAAATAAGCTATTTTAGTCTTTTGCAAGTCTGTGTAGGTACTATAATATTTTAAAGCCTGTGTAGCCCCCTCCGGGGGAGTCGAGTCAGGCCTGTGGATAACTTGTGTAGAACCTGTGGATAAGCTGTGGATAACTACACAGTCTGCCTGTGGATAACTTTGCAGGCTGTGGATAAGTCTGTGGATAACTTTGCAGGCTAAAAAGTTATGCACAGGTTTATGCACAGGCTATGTTGCGCTGTTCTGGTGCTGATATTGCGCTGGTGCAGGCTGTCGAGTCGGTAAAGTATGGGGGTCGGTAAAGTACCCTTTGAAGCCTGTTTAGGCCTGAACAGCCTGAAAAGCCCGTCAAAACCCACCGAACAGCACTACAGTCTCAGACGCATTGTAAAGCTCTGTAACAACCTGTAATGCCATAGGGTAATAGTAGGGTACTGTTTCGGGCTTATCGGCGCTTGTAGGCGCTTAGAATGCGTCCTAGCTGTTAGCTGCTTACAGGTTTTGACGACCGCATTACATACACTGCAGGCAAAAAAAAGCCCGCATTGAAGCGGGCTGTATTGGTGGGCTGTATCAGTCTTTAAATATTAATACCCAAACTAATATCGAAATTAATACGAATTCGATAATTTCAATCATTAATAAATAACTCCATCAAATAGCCTGCAAGACCAAGCACCAAAGAAACGCCAGCAATACCAGCGACCAATAAAAACAATTCCGCACTAATCATTTTAAACTCCAGTTATTAATTCAGGATTGCGAATAATAAAATCACTCTCAGAAGTTTTGGCCAATCCTTTAGCCCGTAATCCGATAATAATATTCTTCGGGTCGTCTACACGGACATCGTGTAAATCGCCGTCTATAACCTGCCTGTCCATAAAACGGCTAGGCAACCCGCCGCTAAAGACGACGGCAATATTGGTGCCTGTATTTAAAGCCCGCTGTACCGATTTCCGATACAAGGCCTTGCCTGAATAGCTAAACGTTAAGTGGTAGTTCTCTGGCGTCGTACCCAAACGATTAGCCCGTTTGGTGTAGTCGTAAAACTTCACGTCGGGAAAAGCTTGAGGTATGCCAAAATCCTCCCAAGCAATATCAGACAAAACATTTAATCGAATAGCCGGTATTTTATTTTCTCTGTAAGCTTTACGTCGCATAAATTCAATATCGGCCACCAATAGTTTTAAGAATGCCGGAAAATCATTATGGAACAATTCGGCTTTTCTGGTTCGGGCTTCGATAACATTACTGAATCGACCTCGACCGGCTGATTTTAAACAGGCATCGAAACAGCCCGCCGCTTTTGATGCCGGACACAATTTACTATCGGGCATTAAAGACAATCCAGCGAATAAATATTTGTCCGAATACTTATTTGTTTTGGCCAATTTAGAATTTCCATTAATTGATAATAAATTCATTAGATAGCCCTCGCATGCATTAAGTCTGGATTTAAGCCCCGAATAATTGCCGCCGCTAAATCAGCGTCCGATTCGGTTTTAAACATATACCGAAGTGTATTACCGTCTTTAGGGTAATCCGCTACAGACTTATATTTAAGCCCACCTAAATCAAACAGCCATTCAATATAAGGCGCATTCTTATAAGTTGGCTGGTCGCCGTCCATCGTTGGGTAAAGTTCCAAATCGCTTATATCGTTTGGGATACGTACAGACCAATCGAAACCAGCGCACCAATTAGAATTAGCGTAAGGGTTAGAAACAGGTTTAATTTCTGCAGTAATCATTTTAAATATCCATCCTATATTGCAAATCAAAATAGTATTGGCCGTCCCTATAACTATTGGCCGGTTTATACCCTATTGAATAATCCATATAAGCTTTACCAGCCGTTGAATCGTCCCAGCGATTGATCCCGAAATAATCCATACAAGACCGATTGATAGCCCGCCAATCGTCTGTAGATATTTCAAAGTCTTCAGGTAGGCTAAAACCGAAATGACGATCTTTCATATCGTATAGGTCTTCGCATTCGTACACGGTGGTCTTTTCATACCAAACCGATTCTAATTTATCGCCGAACAAATAACTTAATAGTTGCTTTACTGTGGCTAAATCATTATCGAAAGGTTTCATAGTATTTACTCCAAATAAAAAGCCCACCGAAGTGGGCTATATAGTTTTAAGATTCGTTTAAAGCACCAACGGCGAAATTCCAGATATCACGACCAGCCGCACGCTCGACCGCAATAGTTAACCGTCCAACGTGTACTTGGTCGAAACTGTTTTCGTGATTGGCACCTAAGCCTCGGTCTTTACGTGAACGAATACGATAAAAACCCTGCAGGCCTAATTTACCGACATTAAATCGAACAGTACCTTTAGATTCAGGTTTAAATTGAATTTCGGAATTATCGAAATAGAAGCGAACTAAATCACGGGCTAAATCGTTTTCTAATTCCGATTGGGTTTTTACTGTTTCAATTTGAACAGGCTTTTTAACGAACAGGTTTTTAATTGAATTAAACATAATAATTTTCTCCAGTATGTTTAAAAATCCGCATTGTTGCGGTGGCGCATTATAAGCATGAAACGGGATCGCATTACAAGCCCTACACGTAAAAAATTAATGAAACGGATGCGAGTACAGGAAAACGAACCACAATTCAAGAAAAATTTTAAATTATTTTTATCCACAACCAAATCAGAGAAGTTTTCCACAGGCTTTTGACCCTGTTGATGAATTGTGGATGAATTGTGGATAACTTTTTATCTGTGGATAACTTGTGGATAACTCTGACGCACCGCACAACCTGGCACTGTTAATTCTAACGTAAAAAGGGACTGCGAGACCCTGAAGGGACTGTTGAACCTTTGGATAAAGTTTGGTATAATCGGGACTGTAATATCAACAAAGGGACTGTGAGACCTATGAGATGTAAAGCCTGCAATATTGAACTGAATGATTTTGAATCAACTCGTAAAAGCTCAACCAGCGGTGAGTTCTTAGATCTCTGTAACACTTGTTACAAAGCTGTGAGCTATGATATACAAGCTATTGAAAGATATGATCTTATGGATGTTGAAGATGAGGTTGACAGTTATGAAGATCTCTGATATTTTTCTATATAGACTATTTAGCTCTAAAGCTCTTTAGCTAAATAGTCCTTTAGGGTTTATGTACATAGAACTGATAAAGCTAAAGAGCTGTATAGCTATTCAGCTAAAGAGGTAAATAGCTATGAATGGTAAACTTCCATCAGTGCATCGTTGTCCTGTCAGCGGAGGCTTAACAGGTGAATCAGCCTACAAGTGGGCTTCATTCATCGCTGATGAGTATTTGTTTGACTCAACAGCACCACTGATGTATGATGTGTTTAAATCGATGGCAGAGTCGCTTGCACCTGCACCGGGTAAACCAACTGTGGCATCATTTCACTCCACCAGATTAGAAAAGGAAATACTCAAATGGACAGCATCAGCACAATCATCTTAATCAGAGAACTGGATAAGCGTGTGTTCTACTATGACGGTAGTGACGAGTTTCTGTGTAACATCACTGAACAATCTGTACAGTCGTTAAAAGAATCCTTAAACTCTTGCTTAGAAGAATACACTGATGTTATACTCCAGCGTGTTCAAGACAACATGGAGCATTTTGAGAATGAAGGTTGATCCACAAACCGGATGTGATGATGACTACGATGAAGCGTTGAAGTTCTGTATCAATGAAATCATCGAAGAGATCCACCGCATTCATGAACTGGATAATCTCGCTGTTGAGAGCATCTACTTTAGCGTGTTCGGACAAGAGATTGAACAACGATACCAAGAGTATCTTAACGAATTAAGGAACTGATATGGACACCAGAGTTTCATTTCATGTCGAAAAACAACTGAAGCAAGCACTCAGTGCATTAGAAATTGCATCAGACTGTATTAACGACACCGGGAACATTGAAGACGAGGAGTTGGATCAGATTGCGATGGCACTGGCATCTCTCCTCATCAAAGTTGACCACTACATAGGTAAATTATAATGGCATTCGTAGACACGCATACATCCTGTCCAAAGTGTGATAGCAGTGACGCATTTGCAATCAACGACAATGGCTGGGGTAAATGTTTTAGCTGTGGTTCAAACGTACCTCCACGAAACAGCTCACCAGCAGAGGTAATACACATGCCAAATAGGGCAACATCACCTAAACAGAGATCGTCCGATACAGAGGCTTACAATGCGTCTCAGGGGCTAATTTACACCAATCTTGCTGTACGTAAGATCAATACCCACACCTGTGAGTTCTACGGTGTTGGTTTAAGAGGCACTGACATTGTATTTCCCTACAACCGTAACAAAGCCGCTAAGATCCGCATCAACAATGAAAAGAACTTCAAGATTGAAGGTCAATGGAGTGCTGGTACAGACTTATTTGGACAAGATAAGTTTCCTTCCGGTGGTAAGACCATTGTGGTTGTTGAAGGTGAATTTGATGCATTATCCGCCTATCAGATGTTAGGGCCACGTAAATGTGCTGTTGTTTCTGTTAGGAACGGTGCACAGTCTGCATTGAAAGACTGTGAAGAGAACTATGAATATTTAGATAGCTTCGATCATATTGTCTTTAACTTTGATTCTGATCAACCCGGTATTAAAGCACAGGCACAGTGTGCAGAACTATTCAGCCATAAGGCATCCTGTGTTGTCCCGGTGAATGGCTTAAAAGATGCATCAGACTTCTTACAGAGTAACCGCACCGCTGAGTATCTGAATGCTGTAAAGAATGCAGAGCGTTGGACTCCTGATGGGATTGTGGCAGGCTCAAACCTATATAATGAGGTGATGAAGCCGGTACAGAAATCAGATGTGGACTATCCCTTTGGCGGTCTGAACAAGCTCACGTATGGTATTCGTAAAGAAGAGTTGGTGACGGTTACTGCAGGGTCTGGACTCGGTAAGTCACAGTTCTTGCGTGAGGTGATCTGGCATATTATTCAAAACACTGATTCCAATATCGGTATGATGTTCTTGGAGGAGTCTACCCGCAAGACTGGACTGTCGCTGATGTCATTAGCGGCTAACAAGCCTTTGCATCTCCCGGATACGTTATCAACGCAGGAGGAAAAAGATGAAGCGTTTCATGCTACACTTGGTACAGATCGTCTGTATCTCTTTGATCATTTCGGTTCCAGTGACGTTGATAATATCGTCAATCGTGTACGCTACCTTGCCAAGGTTGCAAGATGTGATTATGTGTTTGTTGATCATATCAGTATCATTGTTTCTGCGCAGTCTAATGGTGATGAGCGAAAAGCGATTGATGAAATAATGACCAAGCTTCGTATGTTGGTGCAGGAGACCGGTATCAGTCTTGTCTGTGTCTCACACCTGAAACGTCCTGATAGTAAAGGCCATGAAGAGGGTGCGGCGACTTCGCTTGCACAGCTACGAGGCTCCGGGTCAATTGCACAGCTATCTGATATGGTGATCGGACTGGAACGTGATGGTCAGGCGGAGGATAAGATTAAGCGTAATACAACCTACGTCAGGGTGTTAAAGAACCGTTTCTCTGGCACCACCGGTAAAGCCTGTGCGCTTCTGTATCATCTCGATACCGGTCGCATGACAGAAATTGATGAGGAAGCATTATGATCACTGATTCAAACCGTATCGGTGATCTTGCAGAGCATTATGCAATTACCTATCTGTGGGATAACGGGTACGAAGTCTTTAGAAATTGTGGCTGTACAGGCCCAATTGATATAGTGGCATACAAAGACGGAAAGACATTGTTAATTGATGTCAAGACCATGTACGCAGACTTGAGATACCCTGATTCAGTCACTGCATGTAGTTCCAGAACTGCTTTGCAAAAAGAAATAGGTGTGGTAATATTACAGTTTAACCCAATCACCAGAGAATTAAGGTTTACAGAGCATCGCAATGAAAAAACTGATACTGGATATCGAGACGAACAGCAACCACAGCTTGATTTGGCTGTGTGTGACACAGGATGTTGAGACGGGAGACGTTACATGTCATACAGATCCATTAACACTAGCGCCACTGGTAAAGGCATACGATCAAATCATCGGTCACAACTTAATTGGTTTCGATGCGCCGGTGTTGCGGAAAGTTTGGAACATTGGGATACCGAAATCGAAAGCGGTAGACACATTGATTCTTTCAAGGCTTTTGAATCCACAAGTAGAAGGCGGCCACAGTTTGAGGGCATGGGGTCAACGGCTTGGCGATCAGAAGATTGAGTTTGCTTTTGAAGATTTTGATGGAGGACTTACCGATGAGATGCAAGAGTATTGTATCCAAGATGTTAAACTCACTTGTAAACTATACAAGCATCTTATGCAAGGCTTTAAGGAATGGCGTGATGCCTCGCAAAGTATATTATTGGAGCACGACATCGCAGTTATCTGCAGGCGACAAGAAGACAACGGTTTTAAACTGGATGTTGATTCAGCAGAAACTCTTCGTGCTGAACTGTCAGATCGAATGGGCATTATTGAAGATGAGGTGCAAGCAGTTTTTCCACCGATAGTAGAAGAGCGTTGGTCTGAGAAGACTGGTAAAAGACTGAAAGATAAAGTCACAATATTTAATCTTGCGTCACGGAAACAAATCAGTGAGAGGCTGATGACGTTGGGATGGAAGCCAACAAAGCATACAGAAAAGGGCCAAGCTATTGTGGATGAAGGTACATTGAAGGGAATCGATATACCTGAAGCACAGCTCATTGCTGAGTATCTGATGCTTCAAAAACGTGTTGGTCTGATCGAATCATGGCTCAAACATGTCGATAAAACTGACAATCGTGTACATGGAGGTATTATTACCAATGGGGCTGTTACCGGGCGTATGACGCATCGTAATCCCAATCTGGGACAAGTACCAAGCGTTAACAGTCCATACGGTACTGAATGCCGTAAATTATTTACTGTCGATAAAGGTAATGTATTAGTTGGCACAGATCTTGCAGGTATTGAATTAAGATGTCTTGCACATTACATGCAGGATGATGAATGGACAGAGGAATTACTCAATGGCGATATCCATCAGAAAAACGCTGATGCCGCAGGTATCACTAGGCCGCAAGCAAAAACCCTTATCTACGCCACTCTCTACGGCGCTGGCCCCGCAAAAGTTGGTGGTATCGTTGGCGGAGGTGCGAAAGAAGGGAACGAAGTATTGCATCGCTTTTATTCTAACACCCCTAAGTTACGACAGCTTATGGAAAAAGTGCAGAAAGTGGCGAGTAAAGGGTATGTACCGGGCTTGGATGGTCGAAGAATACTGGTTAGATCTGACCATGCGGCACTCAATAGCTTACTGCAAGGATGTGGCGCTATTATTGCTAAACAGTGGGCTATCGAAGCACACAAGACGTTCAAGAGACGACAGATACCTGTACAACAGGTTGCGTTCGTCCATGACGAAATCCAAATTGAAACAGCGGAGAGATATGGTGAAGACGTTGCACAAATCATGTGCGATGCGGCCTCACAAGCCGGGATTACCTTGGGCTTTCGATGCCCAGTAGATGCCGAATCAAAAATCGGTAATAATTGGTTTGACACACATTAATAGTGTGGTATAATATTACTTTAGTCACCAAGTAAGGAGAATGACTATGAATGACACTCAACGTGTAAAAATTAAGGCTGACGTGATGTGGGCATATCTTGATCGTAAGAACGAGATGTCTCAGAAGTATCAGGTTGACCTGTGCAATCTTTCCGATGGTGCTGTTTCTGCCTTGGAGTCAATGGGGCTGACAGCCAATCAAAAGGATGGTAAAGGATATTACATCACTTGTAAATCCAACAACCCAATCCGTGCATACGATAGCAACGGCGAAGAGCTAGAAGGTATTGGGATCGGTAACGGTTCACAGGCAATTGCTTTGGTTTCGTTCTATGACTGGAATTGGAAAAACAAATCAGGACGTAGCCCTTCATTGAAGAAGCTCGTAGTCACTGAGCTGGTTTCTTATGAAGGTGATAGCTCGACTGAAGCTGTTGCAATGGACGACGACGAGATCTTATAATGCAACATGCTCTGATTGATGCAGATATCCTGAATTATCGGATTGGTTTTGCCTGTAACAATGAGCCTGAAGGTGTTGCCATCACTACGATGGCACACTTTTTAGAGGATTTGCTACTGATTGATCTTCCGAAAGTTCAGACATGGGAACTTCATTTGACCGGTAAACTTAACTTCCGAAATGAGGTCGCTGTTACTGCACCATACAAGGGCAATCGTAAGTCGGATAAACCAGTGCATTATCATTTGCTCCGGGAATACTTAGTTGATGCATGGGCGGCCACAGTATCAGACGGTATCGAAGCAGATGATATGCTAGCTATCCGGGCGACTGAGCTAGGAGATTCTAGCGTGATCGTGAGTCTTGATAAAGATCTCGATCAAGTCCCCGGCTGGCATTATAATTTTGTTAAGAAAGAGATGTATCATATTGATCCTGCTGAAGGCTTGTTTAAATTTTATAAACAAATGCTAACAGGGGATCGAGTTGATAACATCGTTGGTGTACGTGGAATCGGTGATAAAAAAGCTGAGAAGCTATTACAAGACAAGACAGAGAACGAAATGTGGGATGTGTGTGTTGAGCTTCTTGGTTCTGATAGAGCAATGGAGAATGGACATTTGTTGTACATGTTAAGAAATCATGAAGACACGTTTACCCCACCAAAGGAACTTTGTACATAAACATCATGCGAAGTTCAACCAAGCTAAGGTCTACAAAGACCGGAAGAAAGAGCACAAAAAAGGCTACAACAGGTATAAGTCCTCAATCTGCGAAAGCGAAAGGTAGAAGACTACAACAACTTGTGCGTGATTCGATATTGTCTGCGTTTCCTAAATTAGAGCCTGATGATGTCCGTAGCACGTCAATGGGTGCAGGCGGTGAAGATGTGCAGTTGTCTCCAGCGGCAAGAAAGTTATTTCCATACACAGTAGAGTGTAAGAATCTTGCAAAGATTGCTGTCTACAATTACTATGTCCAAGCAACTGGACACAATGACTTTGAACCGCTTGTTATTATCAAACAGGATAGATCAAAGCCTTTGGCTGTTGTAGACTTAGAACATTTTATGGAACTGGTGAAGAAATGATTGATTTAAATGAAATGGCTGAAGAGTTTGATTGTATTCTTGCAAGGGATCATCAGGTTGCTGGCGAACATTACACAAGCAAGTCGATACAACCTTGGGATGCGATGGAAGCGTGGATGTCAGAAGAAAAATTCTTAGGATATCTTCAAGGCAACATTATCAAGTATGTAGCAAGATGTGATGACAAAGGTGGTAAGACTGATCTTGAAAAAGCTCGACATTATCTTGACAAATTGATTGAGTTGTACTAAAATGGATGGTTCCGCTTATGCTAACCGTTGAAGAATTGAAAGAAAAATTAACGCAGTTGGATGAAGTCACATTGATCGAACTGCTAGAATTAACTTCAGATCAAATCGTTAACAGATGCGGTGATTTAATTGAAGAACAATACGAAACTCTGGAGAGCCAATTCGATGACACACTACCTTGGGATAACGATTGATTATGAAAGAGACTTTAGACTCAGTGATCAAGCAATTAAACTCATGCATGACTACTACATGCTTGAGCATGAAACCAGTCCTCAACAAGCCTTTGCACGTGCTTCGGTGGCTTATTGCTACGGTGACCTCGATCTTGCTCAACGGATTTATGACTATGCTTCGAAAGGTTGGTTTATGTTTGCGTCACCTGTGCTATCGAACGCACCTGAACATGGCAGAAACAATCGGGGCTTGCCTATTAGTTGTTTCCTTACTTACGTGGGCGACAATCTTAGTAGCCTTATTGGGCATAATGGTGAGGTAGCGTGGCTTTCCGTCAAAGGCGGTGGCGTGGGAGGACACTGGTCAGACGTGCGAGGCGTATCAGACGTAGCACCGGGGCCAATACCATTCATGAAAGTGGTAGACAGTCAGATGACAGCCTACAAACAAGGGAAGACAAGAAAGGGTAGCTATGCCGCTTACTTGGATGTCAGTCATCCAGACATTGAAGAGTTTATTAATTTTAAAGTCCCGACCGGTGGAGACATCAATCGGAAATGTTTTAATTTGTTTAACGCAGTCAACGTGACTGATAAATTTATGGAGAGTGTAATCAATGATACAGAATGGAACCTTATCGACCCAGACTCAGGAATTGTTAGAGATACAGTCCAAGCTCGTAAACTTTGGCAACGAATACTTGAAGCTCGGTTCAGAACTGGCAGTCCTTACCTTAACTTTATCGACACAGCCAGACGAGGCTTACCAGAAGCTCAAAGAAAACTTGGATTGTCAATTAATGGCAGTAACCTCTGCAACGAAATCCATCTCGCAACAAGTGAAGAACGCACAGCAGTCTGTTGCCTCAGCTCAGTCAACCTCGAAAGATACGACGACTGGAAATCAAGCGGCATGGTTGGAGACCTTATCCGATTCTTGGACAACGTGCTTCAATACTTTATTGACAACGCACCAGAAGAACTTGGAAAAGCTGTCTACTCAGCTTATCGAGAACGCTCAGTCGGTCTCGGAGCAATGGGCTTCCACGGCTACCTCCAAAGCAAAGGCATAGCATGGGAGTCATGGCAGGCCGCAAGTGAAAACCACAGACTGTTCAAAGACATCAAAACCCAAGCTGTCGAGGCAACATACACGCTCGCTGTGGAACGTGATGAATGTCCTGATGGAGTGGGTTATGGTGTTAGAAATATGCATCTGTTGGCTGTTGCTCCTAACGCTAATTCTAGCATCCTATGTGGGTGCTCTGCTAGCATTGAACCACGTATTAGCAACTGCTTTGTGCATCGTACTCGTGCCGGGAGTCATACTGTTCGCAATCCGTACTTGGAGGAACTTTTAGATGACAAAGGGCAGAACACTAAAAAGGTATGGCAAAGTATTCTTGAGAATGAAGGCTCTGTACAGCACTTGGAGTTCCTATCCGACAGCGAGAAGGCTACATTTAAGACAGCATTTGAACTCGATCAGGGGTGGGTCGTCGAACACTCCGCCAAAAGACAAGAGTTTATATGTCAGGGACAGAGTGTTAACGTGTTCTTCCCATCGGGTACTGACAAGGCTATTGTCAATCAGGTACACCTCAAGGCGTGGAAGGAAGGGCTTAAAGGATTATATTATCTACGCACGACTGCTGGTGTTACAGCGGAGAAGGTTGGAACTAAGGTAGACCGCAACGCCCTGAAGGACTTTGAAGATGATGAAGTCTGTGTGAGTTGTCAGGGATAATATATTATCCACTCAATATACTGAGTAAATTGCATAGTATTCCTATGCAAAGGAGAATTGCAATGAGTGAAACGTATGGTATGATTCAAGTGAAACGATTGGAAGAGAATGAAGATGGCTCTGCCAACTTAGAGGTCGAGACAGATCGTGAAGCTACCAGATTCTTGGTTGAAATTGGGTTGACACGGTTGTTAGAGATGGCTATTAATAAGGAGGAAGGTTATGGGCTTAGGAACGAAACTAAAGAAGATGTGGTTGAAATTGCTAAAAGCTCAGTGCAACAAGAAATGGGAGAAGGCTCGCAAGTTACATGCGAAGATCATCGGGTTGGAACTGGAGATTAAAGTTCTTGAAAAATCAGACGGAAAATCTAATTAAGAGATTGGAGTTGATCAAGGACTCCGATCCTTTTAACAGACGTTTAATGAATGACTGCTATGATCACTTTAAAGCTTTACAAGATGAAGTAGATAGGCTAATATATCATAACAACAATTTAATGAATGTCATATATCAAAATCAAGCTGAACTGGAGAACATATCATATGAGCTTGCTGGAACAGAACAAAAGTTATAAGCCTTTTACCTATCCTT